AAAACAAAGCAAAGAACCTATAACTTTACATATGCAGACGGCAGGTGGTTGTTGGTATTCGGGTATGGGAATATACGATTGTATTAAAAATTGCAAATGTAAAACAACTTTTATAGGATATGGTCAACTTTGTTCAATGGGTACTCTGATTATACAGTCTGCTACAAAAAGAATGATTACTCCTAGTTCTATCTTTATGTGTCATTTTGGGTCAAGCGATTTAACTGGTGATTATTTAAGCTCACAAAATTACGCTTTAGTTGATAAGCGGAATGCAGAAACTATGCTAAGTATATACGCAGAAAAATGCCACAAGACTGGCAAGTTCTTTAAAGAAAGAGAATATAACTTATCAAAAACTAAATCATATATAAAAAGGAAACTTTACAGCGGAGACTGGTATATGAGCGCAGAAGAGGCTATATACTATGGATTTGTTGATGGTATATATTAATGAATAAACTTAAAAAAATAGATGAAGCTTGGTTAAAAATAGATGTAGACGAAAAGGAGTTATTTAATCCCACATCAATTCTAAATTCTTCAGATGAAGAATTTCACTTAAAGCTTACTTGGCTTATGACTAGGCCAGAATACTTTTCTTTTTTAGTAAAACAAATATTTAACATACAGCTACTACCTTCTCAGGCGCTTATTTTGTATGAACTTTGGAATCGCAAATTTCCAATGTTAATAGCTAGTCGAGGTTTTGGTAAATCTTTTATCTTATCTCTTTATTGTATGTTAAGAGCGCTCATACTTCCGGGTAGAAAAGTTGTAGTAGTAGGTGCTGCCTTTAGGCAGTCTAAAGTTCTTTTTGAGTACATGGAAACAATCTGGAATAATTCACCAATATTAAGGGATATATGCGATGGGAACAGTGGACCGCGCCGTGACGTTGACCGTTGTGTTATGCGTATTAATGATTCCCGTGTTACCTGTTTACCTTTGGGTGACGGACAAAAAATTCGTGGTCAGCGTGCTAATGATATTATTAGTGACGAATTTGCTAGTATACCGCGAGATATTTTTGAAACGGTTGTCGCTGGTTTTGCTGCTGTTAGCTCGGACCCTATTGAGAATGTCAAAAGATTGGCCGCAGAAAAAAAAGCGAAAGAGTTAGGTGTAGACTTAGTAGATAAAGACGAAAACAAACTAGAAGATAAAGACAATCAAATTATACTTTCTGGTACAGCTTATTATGATTTTAATCATTTTGCCACATACTGGAAAAGATGGAAATCTATTATTAAAAGTAAAGGTAATCCAACAAAACTAAGAGAGGTTTTTGGAGGTGAAGATGTTCCAGATAATTTTGACTGGAAAGAATATTCCATAATGAGAATACCTTATGAATTATTACCAGAGGGTTTTATGGATGCGTCACAGGTTGCTAGATCTAAAGCAACAGTTCACGCTGGTATTTATCAAATGGAATTTGGCGCAGTATTTACCCGAGATTCAGAAGGTTTTTTCAAGAGATCTCTAATAGAATCCTGCGTAGTGAACGAAAAAGAACCCACAAAAGATTCAAAAGGTAATGAAATTATTTTTGAAGCAAAGCTAATAGGAGATCCAAACAAAAAGTATGTATTCGGCGTTGACCCTGCCTCTGAAGTAGATAATTTTAGCATAATTGTATTAGAATTAAACGAAGATCATAGACGTATAGTGCATTGCTGGACCACAAATAGGTCTGAACACAAAGAAAAGGTAAAAAGAGGCTACTCTACAGAAACAGATTTTTATTCATATTGCGCTAGGAAAATACGAGATCTTATGAATTTATTTCCGTGCGTCCACATTGCTATGGATGCTCAGGGTGGGGGTATTGCAGTTATGGAGTCTTTGCACGATAAAGATAAACTAAAGGACGGAGAAATAGAGATATGGCCTATTATTGACGAAGATAAACCCAAAGATACAGACGATCAAAGAGGTTTGCACATATTAGAGATGTGCCAGTTTGCAAAATACGAATGGTTAGCAGAAGCCAATCACGGTTTAAGAAAAGACCTAGAAGATCAAGTTATATTATTTCCTAGATTTGATTCCGTTACAGTCGGTATATCAAATATAGAAGATGGAATGAAAGGCAGGATGTATGACACTTTAGAAGAATGTGTTATGGATATTGAAGAATTAAAAGATGAATTATCTATGATACAAATGACACAAACATCAAACGGTAGGGACCGCTGGGATACCCCAGAAGTTGTCGTTGCCGCTGGTAAAAAAAGCAAAATGAGAAAAGATAGATACTCGTCTCTAATCATGGCTAACATGGCGGCTAGAAAAATTGCCAGAACCCCAACGCCTGAAGAATATAAATTTTTCGGAGGCTTTGCGTCTACTTTAGTTAAAGATTCAAAACAAAAGAGTAAAGAAAATATGTTTTCTGGTCCTAATTGGTTTACAGATAACATGAAAGATATTTACTAAATTGTGTATAATAAGATAACAATCCGATTGAATCTAATTACATACAAGGTTAAAAATGCACAACGAAAAATCTCTAATAACTTGGAACGACTCTGACGCTTCAAGTAAAGCGATGGCATTTCAACAATTTTCGGAAGCTGGTGATAGTTATGCAGGAGTAACAAAGGGAAATCATTATAGAGATTTTAAAGATATTGAACCAAATAAAACAGTTAGGCCGGGGTTCAGGTCTTCTGATTATTATGCCTTTAGACCAGATGAGCGTGTACCCTATAGGCAAAAACGTGCGATTAAAATGTGCATGGATGCTTACGAAAAAGTAGGTATAATTAGAAATGTTATTGATTTAATGGGTGATTTTGGCTGTCAAGGAATAAATATAGTTCACGAAAATAAAAGTGTGGAAAAGTTTTATCAACAGTGGTTTAAGAAGTGTAACGGAAAAGAAAGATCAGAAAGATTTTTAAATCTTTTATATAGGGCTGGTCAGGTTCCTGTTTACAGGAGTTATGCAAATCTTACGCCAGAGGTAGTAAAATATGTAAAGTCAATTGGACAAGACATAACTGTTGAGGTTCCTAATTTTGAAAAAAATCAAATACCTTGGAGGTATAATTTTTTTAATCCAGTATCTTTAGAGGTAAAAGATAGTAATATAAATCTTTTCTTGGGTACTAAGAACTTTCAAATATCACCATCCAGCTTCTTGGATAACTTTAAAGATGGAGCAATACCCGCACATCTATTAGATACATTGCCTGTAGATATAAAACAAAGGATAAAAAACGGCGAGAGGAAAATTACATTAGATCCAGAAAGACTTTCTATGTTTTATTACAAGAAAGACGACTGGAGCAATTGGGCAAACCCTCTTATCTACGCTATTCTTGACGACGTAATAATGCTTGAGAAGATGAGGCTTGCTGATTTATCTGCTCTTGATGGGGCGATTTCTAATATTAGACTTTGGACTCTTGGTAATTTAGATCACAAAATATTACCAAACAAAGCGGCTATAAATAAATTAAGAGATATCCTTCACAGTAACGTTGGCGGGGGAACTATGGAGCTTGTTTGGGGTCCAGAATTAACTTACACTGAATCTAACAGTCAGGTTTATAAGTTCTTAGGATCTGAAAAATATAATTCTGTACTCAATAGTATTTATGCAGGTCTAGGTGTTCCTCCAACTCTTACTGGGATTGCTGGAAACGGCGGCGGGTTTACAAATAACTTTATATCCTTAAAAACGCTAGTTGAAAGATTACAGTATGGTAGGGATCAGCTTACTGCTTTCTGGGAGAAAGAGTGTGAGATTGTTAGAAAAGCTATGGGCTTTAGAAAATCTCCACATATCATGTACGATCAGATGAGTCTTTCCGACGAGTCTTCAGAGAAAAACTTGTTGATACAATTAGCCGATAGAGATATCATTTCTCATGAAACAGTACTTGAAAGATTTAAGGAAGTTCCTTCTGTCGAAAAAATGAGACTTAGAAGAGAAGATAAAGCAAGAGATTCAGAGACATTACCTGAAAAAGCTGGTCCTTTTCATCCTCCACCAAAACCACAAGACATGGAAAATGATGAGGTAAATTCTAACAATTTAGAAAAAATTAATGATGCAGACCCGTCAGCAGGAAGACCGTTATTTAAAAAAGATGAAGAACCAAGAAAAAAAAGAATTGAGAAACCAAAATCAAAACCGGGAGTTGCAGAATTGATTACTTGGACCAATGAAACTTTTGACAAAATTTCTGAAATAACAACTGCTGCTTATCTAGCAATTTTAGATAAAAAAAATATGAGAGCTTTATCTAAAGCTCAGTGCGAAGAATTAGAAAATTTAAAACTTCATGTTTTATCAAACCTTGAACCTCTCTCTTCTGTTTCTACTTCTGATATACAAAAAGTGATCGGGTCTACAAAAAAGATGCCCAAAGAGCTTTCTTCACTGATGGAAGAATTAAATATTAATCTAGCAAAACTTAACACAGAAAACTTTAGAAGACAGGCAATTTCTTGCTATATTCAACATGTTTTACACATTTAAAAGTGTTTTTTTAAAAAAAATATTTTTTTGTGTATATTAATTGTAGAGGTGATACATGACTATAAAAATATTCCAAAACGAAATAAATGACGGCATTGGCGAACTCGTAAAGAGTACGGCTAGCGTTGCGTATTGTTCTGAAGCTACGGTCTGTAGGACTGATATAGCTCACCCAGAAAATACCGTTGTTAATAAGATAGTCGCAGAAAACAAAGACCAAATTGATCTATATTATTTAGAATCTGTTTTGGTTTCGTGTGGCTGGAATAAGAATGACGATGTGTTTATGCCAGAGGCAACTTGGGCAGCTAGAAACACACCTGAAGACAAACAGTTTAATTTTATGCACGATGAGAATGATATCATCGGACATATTACTGGTAGTTATGTTTTAGGTAAAGACGGAAAGGCGATTTCTGATGAGTCAGATATTCCTAAAGATTTTGACATTATCACTCAAGCTGTTCTTTATAACAGCTGGACTAATAGTGAAAATAAAGAAAGAATGGAAAAAATAATATCTGAAATAGAAGAAGGTAAATGGTACGTCTCTATGGAGTGTCTGTTTGCCGGATTTGACTACGCTCTATCAAACGATCAAGGTATTAAAAAAGTTTTAGCTAGAGATGAAGAGTCTTCTTTTTTGACAAAACATCTCAGGGCTTACGGAGGGAACGGAGAATACCAAGGATATAAAGTCGGCAGAGCTTTAAAAAACATTGCCTTTTCTGGCAAGGGGCTTGTTTCAAAACCTGCCAATCCAAGAAGTGTAATTTTAAAAAGTATCGCATTTAACTTAGATGACGACTCTCAATTCGATATAGGAGAATTTAATATGTCAGACAATGTAATTGAAAAGCAATTGGCAGAGGTTCGCGAAGAACTTGCTTCTGCTAAAGCTGAAAATCAGGCCATTAAAGCTAAAATTGAAGAAGCAAAAGACAAAGAGTTTGCTACTAAAGTAGAGGCTTTTGAAGCTACTGTAGAAGAAAAAGATGCAAGTATCGCAGAACTTGAAGAGAATATTAAAAGCTCTCAAGCACGCATTGCTGAGTTGGAAGATACTCTTGCAAAATCTCAAGAAGATCTTGCGGTCGCCATGAAAGAAATGGACGACATGAAGAAAAAAGCTATGATGCAAAAAAGAAAAGCAAGCTTGACTGAAGCTGGACTTGACGAA